ATTTGTTACCAACAACGGTGAGATTATTGTTTATAACGGTACTGATCCTACAGATGCAACTACATGGGCTTTAAAAGGCGTATGGCAATTAGGTCAAGTATTTGCTCGTAGATGCTTTTTTAAATGGTCTGGCGATCTATTGTTATTAACGCAAGATGGTCTAGTTCCCCTTGCTTCCGCTTTACAATCAAGTCGTCTTGATCCTAGAGTCAATTTAACCGATAAGATTTACTTTGCTGTAAGTCAAGCAGCAACCCTTTATTACGACAATTTTGGCTGGCAGATTAACTATTTTGCTTCCCAAAATATGCTGATATTAAACATTCCAATTACCAATGGAACTCAGCAATTTGTTATGCACACCATTACTAAGGCTTGGGCTAACTTTACTGGAATCAATGCTTTTTGCTTTGAATCAAGCGGTAAAGCAGGTATGTACTTTGGTGGTACTAATTTTGTAGGTACATTCTTTGATGGTACATCTGATAATGGCAATAACATAACAGCTACGGCTCAACAGGCTTATTCTTATTTTGATACGCCAGGACAGTTAAAACGCTACACAATGGTTCGCCCAATTTTGCAATCAAGCGGTGGTATACCTGGCGTTTTAGTCGGTTTAAGCGTGGATTTTGATACTCAAAGTCAATTAGGCGCAGTTACCTTTAATCCTGGCAGTCAAAGCGGAGGAAGCTGGGATTCTGCGGTATGGGACACTTCTTTATGGTCAGGCGGTTTAATAACTACTAAGAACTGGCAAGGTGTTACAGGCGTAGGATTTGCTGCTTCTATTAACTTAAATGTTGCATCGCAAGGTATTGAATTACATTGGGCTTCAACTGATTATGTAATGGAGTCTGGAGGAGTTCTTTGATTTGTCACGAAAATCAAGAATACCTACGAACTTGGGCTGGATTTTCTAATAATGAGTATTGCATCGGAAATGTTATAAACAATGAATTAAAGGCAGTAGTTTTATATGGCGGTTTTTCAGGCAAATCTTGTCAAATCCACATAGTAGGGAACGGAAGTCATTGGATGAATAGGGAATTTTTGTTAGAGGCGTTTGATTACCCCTTTAATAAATTGGGACTAAAGGTTATAATTGCGACAATTGCGGAGAGTAATTTAAAATCTCTTAAATTGAGCCGACACCTTGGTTTCCAAGAAATAGCAACAATTCCCGATGCACACGATGACGGGAATTTAGTAATTTTAGAAATGCGACCTAAACATTGTAAATGGGTCAAATTGGGAGCTTAAAATGGGTGCAGGTAGTTCAATATTCAGCAACGCAGGTAACTTAGCTTCTACAGCTAGTTCTTCTGATCCGTATACACAATCAGCACAAAGAACTGCAGTTGGTAACTTGGCTGGAGCGCAACAAGCTGTAACTGCTAACCGAGTCAATCAAGCTACTCCTTATCAGAATCTACAATACCAACAAACAGGTACGGATTCAAACGGTAACCCAATTTGGAGCGCTAATCAAAGCCTAGCCCCACAGTTTCAAGGATCGCTTAATAACTTAGCCCAAAATGTAGGTCAAACTACACAAAACGCATTTAATCCTACAAATCTGCCAAGCATGGGTATTAACCCTGGTCAGACTTATAGCGATGCCATTATGCAAAGACTTCAGCCTCAGATTCATCACCAAACTGAGATGAATGATGCTCAATTGGCTAACCAAGGCATTGTGCCAGGCACTCAAGCCTATGATAATGCTAAACGGGTACTTGGACAGCAACAAAACGATCTTTTAACTAGCGCTCAAATAGGCGGTATTGGCGTAGGTCAACAAGCTAACCAACAAGCCTATAACCAACAATTACAAACCTATAACAACCCATTACAGCAATTAGGCGCTTTTAACCAAGCAACTCAAGCTGGATATGTAAACCCTGCACAACAAGCTGCTGTAGCTGGCCCTGATTATCTAGGTGCACAAGCTACTTCTAACGCTGCTGCTATTGCCGCTCAAAACGCTAGAAATGCTCAAACAGCTAATATGCAATCAGGTCTATATGGACTTGGTTCAAGCGCTATATTAGGTAGTGGCGGCTTAACTGGATTGGGAAATGCTGCTTCTAATTTATACAATGGTTTGTTTGGAAATAATGGCATTACTACTTATGACGGCACAAGCAGCACTAATGTTCCAATGTATTTTGATCCTAATGTTATAGGCGGATAATAATGCCTTGGATAATGAATGGTGACTCTGGAATATGGGTCGATGATGTTCAAGAACCAGGTCAATTTGTTGGTGGTGGCGGAGATGCTTCTGGAGTTTTTGTACCTACTTATGCTCCACAATATGCAGGCGGTGGTGGGGATGCTATGGGCACACCCATTCCTTTATCTCCTGATTTTATTCAACAACAGCAACAACAACAACAAAATCAAACACAACAAAATATTAGCCCTAGTTTTGGAGGTCTTGCTACCAATGCTCAAGGTGCAGCATTTACCCCTAATCCATCACAATCACAATTATCGACCAATCCCGATCCTACACAGCCATTTAACTTTGTAGCTAGTCCTTATGTAACTGCACAAAACCCGTTTTCTAAACCTATTAATAACGCAATTGAAGCTTATTTGGGTAGACCTGCAACACAGCAAGAAATGTTGCAATACACAACACAGTTGGCTAAAAACCCAGATTCTTACAATACATTAGTTGAAGGCATTAGAACCAGTCAAGAAGCCGCTACTGCTGCACAAAAAGGAATACAAAATTTAATCATTGATCCTAGACAAGGTGATACTACTGGCGGTTGGTTAAATGCAAGTTATGGTAAATACACGCCCACTTCTGAAAGTGGATTATCAAAGATAACTAACGCTATTGGTTCTGCTATTCCTTTAGCTGGTTTAGGTGTAATGACAGGTGGTTTAGGCAGCGCATTAGGTTTAGGGGCTATTGCTGGCGGTGCTTTAGCTGGTGGAGTTACAGGTGCTGCTGGTGCAGGACTTAATGGCGGAAATGTAGGTACAGGCGCTTTAATGGGTGCTGCTACAGGCGCTTTAGGTGGCGCTGCTTCAGGTTTATTTAGTGGTGCAGGTAGTAGCGCTTCTAATTTGGCTAGCGGAGGACAAAATCTAGGATCAAACTTTACTTGGAATCTTCCTTCTGCTTCTGATATGTATAACGCTCAATTTGTAAATGCTTTTGCAAATCCTACTGAATTAGCACAACCATATGCTCCTACTGCTGGTGCTAATGTAACCGTTACAGGCGCTCCATCATCATTTAACGATTATGGCGCAACAAATACTCCATTAGTTAATGCTAATAGTGCCACTAGTAATGCTGGAAATGCTGCAAGTGGTGGTTTAGATTTAGGTTCAAATTTTACTTGGAATGGATTGCCTCTTACTGAAACCGTAGCTGGAACTGGTTTAACTATAGGTCAAATTCTTTCTATTTCTGGTGGCTCATCCCTTCTTTCTTCTTTGCTTGGCAATACAGCTGGCGGAGGAATTAATGGTACGGGTGCTGGTGGTACAGGCGGTGGAAATGGCTCTGGCGGAACAGGAACTGGATCAGGTGGAAACGGTTCAGGCGGTAATGGCCCAAATACACCAAGTACACCTACAATTAATCCTAATATAAAACTTCCTGGAGTTAAAATTCCAGCAGTTTCAACAACACCAACTTTATCAACATTATTAAGAAGTCCTACTTTGTATCAATCAGCACCTGGGGGGTTATATAAAGCTAATACAAACCCATTTATGTTTGGTAAAGAACAACCAGTACAAGGCGCTCGTCAAAGTTACGATCCTTTTGCAGCATTAAATGTACCTCAAATACCGTTAACAGAAACACCCAATTTATTAGCTCAAGCGCTAAGACAAGGATAATTATGGCTTCCCCTTACTTAACAGAACAAGCAGGATTGATTCAATCTCCTGAAGTTGTTGGTCTTGAGCGCCAACGCAAACTTGCTGATCTATTGACTTCACAAGCGTTTCAATCGCCACAAGGTCAAATGATTTCTGGTCATTATGTAAAGCCTGCTACTAGTCAACAAATGCAGCCTTTACTTAGTGCTTTATTAGCTACTAATATGAATCAAAATCTTGATGAAAAACAGACTCAATTAGCTGCTGCATTAAGAGGTGAACAATCAAAAGCAGTAGAAGATTATATGACTGCTATGCAAGGTCAAAATGTAGCGTTGCCAGCACAACAAGGCCCTACGCCAACTGGCGGTAACATTCCTATGCAAGCTCAAAATACTGGGCCTAATTATGGCGCTGCATTTAAAGCTGCTACAAGACCTGGTGCGCCAGCAGCATTACAAACAATGGGTTATGACTTATTAAAACCAATTACGACAAAAGAAGGTGAAACTGTTTCAATGCGTAATTTTGGCCCTGGCGGTGGAACTACCGAACTTGCATCTGGCGGTGAAAAACAAACAGATATGATGAGAAACTATAACCTTGCTAAACAACAAGGATTTCCAGGATCATTAATTGATTATGAACTAGCTCTTAAAAAAGCTGGCGCTTCGAATGTAAGCGTTAATACTGGTCAACATGGTTTTGATAATACGCTTAAATTGCGTAGTGATTTTCGTTCTGAACCTACTTATAAAGCATATCAAGAAGTTGATAGTGCATTTAGACAAGTAAAAGAAGGTGCAAAAATGCAAAGCCCAGCAGGTGATTTGGCTGCGGCTACCAAAGTAATGAAAATACTTGATCCAGGTTCAGTTGTTAGAGAATCTGAATTGGGTATGGCTATTGCTGCTACTGGGCTTGCTGATCGTGTTGGAAATTACGCCACAATGGTTCTCAAAGGAACTAAATTAACACCATCACAAAGAAAAGATTTTACTGATTTATCAGAAAAACTATATAACGCTGCTGCTAATCAATACAATGCAAAAAGAGCAGAATATGAAACTATTGCAAACCGTAATCAATTAAACGCAGAAGATGTAGCTGGTTCGCCTGCAAAAATAGCAATGCCTAAAAACACCAATATTCGTTCAATGGCAGACCAAATCCTACAAGGCAAATAATGGCTACTGCTGACGAATACGCACAATGGATTGTAGATAATCAGGCTTTAAAAGGGTCTGAAAAGTTTAATATTGTTGCTCAAGCTTATGAGGAATCTAAAACGATTCCATCGGTAGAAGTTAGTTCTCCTACAGGTATGCCAATAAAAACCCAATCTCAATTTGCTGAAACTGGCGGTGGGGCAGCAATGGGTAGGCCTGTTAGCGGAGTTCAACTTAATGTTCAACAACAACCTAGACCTTTAGAATCTGTTTTGGCTGGCGCTACTAAATCGTTTGTTGATCCTGCTGTGGCTGCTGCTCAATTAGCTACTGGTGGAAACTTAGGCACTAGCGAATTTGCTCAAAATTTAGCCCAACAAACAAAACCTTACGAAGAAGCTAATCCAGCATCTTATATTGGCGGTCGTATTGGTGGATCAGTTTTACCTGCTGTTGGCATGGCCAAAGGGATTGGCATGATTCCTAGTTTTGCTAAAGTATCTAGTTTAAAGACGGCTACACCTTATTTACAAGGTGCTGCAATAGGTAGTGTAACAGGCGCTTTAACCCCCGAAGAAACAGGCAAAACAGGTCAAGGTTTATACGGTGAACAGCTTAAACAATCAGGTATTGGCGCTGCATTAGGCGCTCCACTTGCGCTTTTAGGCGGTGCTGCTCATACATTAGAAAAAGCTGGAAAAGCAGTAATTGAGCCTTTTTCTCAAGGTGGTCAAAATGAAATTTTAGGTCGTGCATTACGGCAATTTGCTGGAAATGATGCTGAAACGGCTATTCGTAATCTTAGGGCTGCTAAACAAGGTGTGCCAGGATCAATGCCAACTGTAGGCGAAGCTGCTGGAGTTCCTAGCCTTGCTGCTGCTCAAAGGGCAGCTATGGCTACTTCCCCTGAAGCTACTAATGCACTTGCTAATCGTCAAATGATGCAAGGACAAGCAAGAACCGCAGCTTTACAAGGAATTGCACCTGAATCTAGAGTTGCTAAATATGCTGATTTGAGAGAGCGTGTAGCTAATGATTTATACGAAAACGCTTTATCAGTAAAAATGAACATTCCTGTAGAAATGGAAAAAGATGTAGCTGAACTGATTAAAACCCCAGCTATTAAGTCTGCTATGGAACAAGCCCGTGTTAACGCCTTAAACAAAGGCTATGACATTGCTAATCCTACTGGCAGTATGCGTGGGTTGCATGAAACCAAAATGGCGTTAGACGATCAAATTGCTAGATTAAATGTGCCTAATGCTAGTTCTGCTGAAAAAGCCAAAATGGGCGGTTTAATAGCTTCTAAAGATCGGTTATTGGGCTTTATTGAAGAAATTAACCCTGCTTATAAAAAGGCAAGTTCTGTTTATGCCAGACTATCTAAGCCAGTAAACCAATTAGAGTCTATTGAAAGTATTGCTGGTAAATCTGTATCTCCAGCATCTGAAACAATTTACCCTGCTAGATTTGCTAGTGAATTGACAAAGATTGAAAAAGAAGGAATTTTGTCTGCTCAACAAATTGGCCGATTAAAAGCCATTAATGAAGATGTCCAAAGATCAGTATTTGCTCAAAATGCAGGTCGTGGCGTAGGTTCAGATACGATGCAAAAACTAGCTTATGGAAATATGTTAAATCAGATCAATTTGCCTACTTTACTTAGACGGCATGGCTTATCCGCTACTGTTGGAAATATTGCAGCTAGAGGTAGTGATGTAGGATATGGCAGAGCTAACAAAGAATTGGCAGTAAAACTATCAGAAGCTTTACTAAACCCACAAAAAGCTGCCGCTTTAATGAAGTTAGCTGGCAAAGATATGCAAGCATCTGTTGTAAGCCCAGAACAAGCAAATTTAGCTAAATTGTTAGTAATAAGAAACGCACAAAATGCAATAAAAGGAGCATCAAATGAGTAGAAATGGATCAGGTACTTATTCATTACCAAGTGGTAATCCTGTAGTTTCAGGTACTACTATTACCTCGGCATGGGCTAATACCACACTTAGCGATATGGCTAGTGCCTTAACAGGTTCTTTAGCTTCAGATGGTCAGACTACTTTATCTGGTAATTTAAATGCTGGCGGTAATCAAATTACCAACGCAGCAGACCCCACTACAACACAAGCTTTAGCTACCAAAAATTATGTAGATACTGCCGTTTCAGGTGTAACTACAACTTATTTAGCTAAAGCAAATAACCTTTCCGATGTAACTAGTGCTACAACTTCCCGTGCTAATTTAGTTGCTGCTAAAAGTGGTGCTAACTCAGACATTACTAGCTTAACTGGACTTACTACGGCTCTTACCGTAAGTCAAGGCGGTACAGGCGCTACAACTTTAGCTGGTGCAAACATTGCTGTAACTAATGTTACAAACTCGTTTACGGCTACGCAAACTTTTGTTGGCACGACTGCTTCTAAAGCTATTAATTTAACCAATATTGCTGAAACTACCAATATTGTAGCTTCTGCGCCAACGGCTACTACAGCTTTCTATGTTAATAGCGGTGCGGTTCAATACTATACAAGCAACACTACAACCAACTTTACCCTTAATTTAGCGTTTTCTAGCGGCACTTCTATGAATACCGCTTTAAGCGTTGGTGATACCGTAACGGTAACTTTAATGGTTACTAACGGCTCAACAGCTTATTATCCTAATGTAATACAAATTGACGGAACAACTGTTACCCCTAAATGGCAAAATGGTTCTTCCCCATCAGCAGGAAACGCTAGTTCTTTAGATATTTATTGCTTTGCAATAATTAAAACAGCATCTGCTACTTATACGGTTATTGGTTCACAGAGTAAATTTGCATAATGCCAATTATTTCTAAAATCGGTTCTGCTTCTAGCAATGTATTTGGTTTATGTAACGGCTCAAACAGCCCTACAAATACAGTTGCTCCTGTTGTAAGCGGAGTTCCAAAAACTACTAGAACATTAAGCGTTACTAATGGTACTTGGATCAATAGCCCAACTAGCTATACCTATCAATGGCAACGCAATAACTCAACTAATATTGGTGGCGCTACATCTAGCACTTATGTAGTTCAAAATGCAGACTTAGGGTATACCATTAATTGTCGTGTAACTGCTATTAATGCTTTTGGTAGCTCTACAGCTAATTCTAATTCAACCGCAGCCGTTACATACGGTGTTTACTCTGCTACCTATTTTATGATTGGTGGCGGTGGAGGCGGTGGTAGTGGAAGTGGAGCAGGTGGAGGTGGCGGTGGTGCAGGACAATACTTGTATAGCAGCACAAACTTAAATGTTGGTGATACTTATAACATGGTTGTTGGTGCTGGCGCTGCTCAAAGTGGCACAGGCGGATCAAGTTCATTAGGCACAATTACTGCTGTTGGTGGTGGTGGTGGCAGTCCAGGTCAAGGCGGAACATCAGGCAACGGAATAGCTGGCGGTTCTGCTGGCGGTGCAAGTAATTTGGGTGGTGGCGGAGGCGGAGGCACTACTGGATCAGGTGGTAGCGGATATGATAGCGGTAGCGATCTTGCTGTTGGCGGTAACGGTGGCGCTGGCGTTTCTACTACAATTACAGGTTCAACCCTTTATTTTGGTGGTGGCGCAGGTGGTGGCGGATATTATGGCTACGGCACAGGTTCTACTGGCGGAGGCAATGGAGGTAAAGGTTCTCCAACAACAGGTGATACCGCATCTACAGCAGGCACAGCAAATTCAGGTTCAGGCGGTGGTGGATGGGCATATAACAGAAACCTTGGATCAAACGATGGCGGATCAGGTATTGTAATTATTTCAGTTCCAACATCTTTTTATACTGGAGTTTACACAGGCAGTTCAGTCATTGTTTCAACAAATGGTTCAAATACTGTATTGCAATTTTTAGCTAATGGTTCGTACACAGCCTAGGATAGATCATGGATTGGCAACTACTATTTAATTTAATCGGCACAGCAGTAATGGCTACTATTGGATGGTTTGCCCGTCAATTATGGGATTCTGTACAAGACCTTAAAGAAGATATTAAAAATATCGAGGTCGATTTACCCACTAATTATGTGCGTAGAGTCGATATTGATGCCCAATTTAATAAATTAGAAGCAAGCTTACAAAGAATCTTAGACAAGTTAGATCAAAAAGCCGATAAATAATGGATCGCAGGGCTTTAGCGGTATTATCTTTGTCGGGTATGGGGTTAGTAGCCATCGTAATGAATGAAGGCTATAACAGCACCGCTTACATCCCTGTTAAGGGCGATGTTGCCACAATTGGCTTTGGCAGCACAAAAGGCGTAAAATTAGGAGATAAGACAACTCCTCAAAATGCCCTAAAAAGAGCATTAACGGACATTAATCAATTTGAAGGCGCATTAAAGAAGTGCGTTAAAGTTCCATTAACCCAAGGTGAATACGATGCTTACATTTCTCTTTCTTATAATATTGGTAGCTTTGCTTTTTGTAATAGCACTCTCGTTAAACGGCTTAACGCTGGCAGATACGAAGATGCTTGTAACGAAATACTGCAATGGGATCGTTTCAAAGGTCAAAAGCTGGCTGGCTTAACTAAACGCAGAACAGAGGAATATCACTTATGTTTGGGTTCTTAGGCGGTCTTAACTTACAGATTATTGCTATGGTAGCTGCTGTAGCTATCAGTTTTGGGGCAGGGTGGGCTACAAATGGCTGGCGTTTAAATGGTCAAATTACCAGAGAACACTTGGCCCA